TATCTGCTTCTGATACACGAGGATTTTCATGGTAAGTAGCTTTTATAGCACACCACTCAGGAAACTCTTCACTAAATCCTCTGTAGTAAAATTCTGCAAAATAATTGTTTCTACCCCTTGGAGTAGATATAAAAATTGCTTTTGAGTTTTCTTTATCTAATGTGGGTCTGAGTGCTACATTGAATGCATCTCTTCCATCTGTTAGTGCTGCTTCATCGAATATAATTAAGTCATAACTTCTACCAACTACTGAGTCTACCTGATTGATTGAACCCATACGGATTGTAGAACCATTAGATAGTTCTATAACTTTATCTTTTGCATTATCTTTTGTAACTTCCAAGTCAAAGTGCTTTATCAAATTTCTTTGCAAGTCGAATGATATTTGGGATAGTGAGTAGTTGGGCGACATAAGTAGTACATTAGCTCCTGGAACTAAGCATACTAATTGCCCGATAATATTTGATATGTATGTTTTTCCTTGCCTCCGAGATACGGCTGCAGTAACAAAACGATATTTGGGACTGTTGATAGCATTGATGATTGCTGTTTGAGATGAATTAGGCTCAATGCCTAAAAGTTCCATATAGCCTTCTATTGGTAGCTTTATGAATCTACTATCTTGGGGATAGTCCATAAGATAATCTGGGACTATATCTGTTCTGCTTATTTCAATCAATGTAATGTTTCGTCTTTAAATATTTCGTATGGGTCGTCTTCGTTAAAGAGTCCATGCTCATTACAAAGATTTAATAGGTATAAGTAGGCACCTGATACAGTAGCAAAGTCTTTTTCTGCTTCTGACATAGGATTACCTACTTTGGTTTTGTTGTGAAGTTTTGAAAGGTATTTTGTAGTAGTCATGGCAGTTTCATCTAACCATGCTTTTCTAACGTCAACTCGTTTCATTTTCTAGTTTTCAGTTATGCAACCTACGCCTAGTATCTCTGCGTGTGCAGCGAATACTTGGTCTGAGGGTGATTTTTTTAAAACTATATCTTCTCCTCCAGCTAAGGATACGGTAGCTATTGTTGCATCTGCTGAATTTGCTACAGTAATTAATCTGATAGTAGTACCAGAGTTAAATAGTCGTACGTTTGGTGCTCCACTGAAAGTAGAAGCTCCACCTACGTTGGTTCCACAAGCTGCTTGGACTCCTAATAATTTTAAGCTCATTTATTTCTCCATTTAGGCTATATTGCCTTCTTTTCTAAGTGTTTTTCTAGTAACACTCTATTATGTACTGTTTTAGGTAAACAGAGTAAAAGTTGTAATCTTCTACTCCATAGTAACCTTTCCTGATATTTGTCTCTTATACTTGAGACAAGAAGTATCAATAAATCTAAGTCTTTGACTAGTTCATTGTGATTAGGCATATATATTATCCTATATTATCGGTAGTGATTTTTACTTTCTGTTTAGCAGATATAAGTTTATCTTTTATATCGACTTGTCCATCCCAGTTTTTATCCTTACCTGAAATAATATTCCATACTTTAATTAAAAAGTGTTTCATTACCATTTTACCTTATTAGCCCAGTATGCTGCTGACATCTTACCTTTCTTAATATTTCTACGATGTCTAGCCTTGAAAGAAGCTCTCTTCTTTCTCATTCTTGATGACTCACCGGCTTTTCTTTTGCCAGCGGTCTTGGCTCCTTGCTGTCCAAAGCGAATAGTCTTAGTTTTCTTTCCAACTTTCGCTACAACTATATGTGATTTTTTACGGTGCTTGGGAGTTCTTTTAGGTTTGTTGTACCCACTAACTCCTGCTCTTTTTAGCTTTCCGTTTTTCTTTTTTCTTTTTACTGCCATTTTTTTCAAACATTTTGCTTAATGTGCCCCACATCTGTCTGTGAGTGACCATAATTTTATCGATAAGATTCTCCTTCTATTTTCTTCTTCTTACCTTTCTTTTTGCAAAAGTACGAACATTGGTTGGTTTACCGCCAACTCCTTGTTTGACTTTTCTTTTTCTTCGTACGGCTGACCGTATTTGAGACTTGCTCATGCGTGCAGCTTTTGAGGCTGGCACACATTTAGGGTATCCTTTGCGACCTTTCTTTGCTTTAGAGCGTCCACAAGGAGGGTACTTACCCTTCTTCTTTTTAGCTCCTATGTTTACCCATTTTTGACCAAACCATTTTTTTAGCCCAGTTTTAGCCACGTCTATATCTACCCCCTGCTTTCTTGTATTGTCTTACAAGAGATGCATTGGCATACGCAGAAGGATAAACTGCAAATTTTCTTTTAACTTTTGCTTTTATCCTTGCGTATAGCTTTTTGTTAGTAGGTATGTTTTTCTTTTTTGCAGTTGACTTTCTTTTTCTGCGTTTAGCAGGCATGATGTCTCATTCCCTTTTTCTTTTTACCCTTTCCTCTTTTCTTCGGTCTTCCGACCTTAGAACCGTAAGTTCCTTTACCTTTTGGCATAGTTTACTCCTCTAGTGCTTTTTCAGCCTCTGACTTTGAGTCAAATTTATGTAGTTTTCCGTCTTTTTCAAAACACCAATGTTGTCTTTTCTTAAAGATTGGTGAAGAAGTTTCTTTCTCAGATGTTTGGTCTACTCCTTTAGTAGAACTGCTTTTACTGATGTCTTTTTTTGTGTAATTCATTTCCATAATTTTTCCTTACATTGACAATAGTTGCCAAATAATGCCGCCTGCCGCAGCTAATCCTGTACTAGTAGCTCCTATAAGTATAGTTTCTAATCTAGTAATACTTCGGTCTTGTCTATCAAACCGAATTCCGCTGTCAGCGTCAATTTTCTCTATTCGAGTAAATATGGTTTTCCATCGTTCTGCGCACACAGCCTCATGCTGAGCTAATTCTGCGGCCACATCGTTAACGTCCATTATTTTCTCCCTTAAACACCCGAAATTATTTTTTCGTATGAAGAAATTATATCAAAAGTCAAGAAAAAAGTCAAGATTTATTTTTCAATGGTATAAATTTTAACTGGTTCGGACTTTCCTTTTACCGTAACCTCATCTAAAAATTTGTAGTCAAATCCGTCAACTAAACTATGTTCGGATATTATTAAATCCGTATTATACTCTTTGCAACTAGATTCTAGTCTAGCTGCAAGATTAACAGCATCACCCAAAACGGAGTAGTCAAACCTAGTAGAACTACCAAAGTTTCCAACCACGCAAGGCCCCGTATTGATTCCTGCTCCAGTGTTAATTCTATCGAGTTCTTCCTCTTCCAGTTTTTCATTTAACTTTCCTAATGCGATTCTCATTTCAAGTGCGCATTCTGTGGCTTTTCGTTCTTGTTCTTCTATATCTAGCGGAGCATTCCAAAAAGCCATAATGCAATCTCCCATATACTTATCAATAGTACCACCATATTTTAGTATAATTTCTGTTTGGTTATCAAGAAAACGATTAATCAACTTTGTAAGACCTTGTGGATTTTTTTGATATTTTTCTGAAATTGGTGTGAATCCTCGAATATCAGAAAAAAGAAAAGTCATACGTTTTGTCTCCCCACCCAATCTCAGTAATGTTGGGTCGTCCTGTAATTTTTTTACTAAGTCCGGACTAACATACGTTCCAAATTGTTGTTTGATTTGCAATCTCAAGAAAAACTGTGTAATGAAATTACGGAATGTAACGATAGTCCAAAATAAAAATCCGATTAAAATTGTGGCTGAAACATCAAACAAATAAGAAGATTTAAGTAAATAAGTTGCCAAATATCCTTGACCAACTAATAAAGCAACCAATATGGGCACGCTGAAATATACACTTCGACTTGCAAAAAGTATTAAAAGCATAGACGCAAGTAATATTCCTAGCTCTGCAGACAAAGCCCATAAAGGTTGACTAAGTGACTTTCCTTCTATTAAATTGTGTAGTACATTTGCTTGTACTTCATGAGGATATTTAGCTCCCCCTGCTGTAGGTGTTGGATTTACTACACCCTCTGCTGTTACTCCAAAAATCACAAAAGGAGCTCCTATAGGGTCTTTCATAAACTCTTCTGCTGTTTGTCTGTAGAAACTAACATTAGAGTTAATCCAAATTCTTCCATTAGAGTCTGTTAGTACTTTTTCATAGTTAGGTATACGTAACCACTCTACTCCAACTTCACTAGTCTTAATTTGATAGCTTGGGTCGCCTACTGCAACTCTAAGCATTTCTAGTCCAAAAGACGGATATAGTTTATCTGTACTACTTACGACTACGGGCATGCGCCTGACGACGCCGTCTACCTCTGGACTTGAGTTTATTAATCCTACGCCTTCTGCGTTGTCCTGTAAGATCGGTAGTTGTCTTAAAATTCCTGGATACTGTAATAGCCATGGTAGTGGGTCCTTTCCTAATTGAGCAGTACCTACATGCGGTCCTGACTCAGATGCTTGTGTTGAACCTGCATAAGCTAACACGGTTGGTTTATTTGTCATAGCTGCTGATAATCTATAATCGTTATTTTTGCTACGTAAATCTGCATCTGGCATAAGTATAGTAAACCCCGGGACTCCTGCGGTTCTTTCTATCATGCTAGCGAGTAGACTTCTTGGTAATGGATATCCTCCATAAGCTTTTACTATTTCTTCATCTAAATCGACAAGAAGTATGTTCTCATTTTGTACGGGTGGTAGTGTTGACATTAAGTAGTCAAAACTTTTTAATTCGAGTATTTTAAAAGGATAAGGATTCCACAAGAATATTCCTGCTAATCCTACCATTATAATTGGATTAATTAAATATTTCATTAATTAATGTAAAAGATAATAACATAAAACCAAACACACAGAATTGAATTACTGATGCATATGCTATTTGTTTCATAGGGTGTACTTCTGTTATTTTCTCCACCCAAGTTTCACTGGGGGATAGGTTAACTATTTGTAAAAGTTTTTCTTCTTTCATTGTTGTGTAATAGATATTGTTTTTGTACAGTTAGCTGTACAGTTAAAAGTTGCGGTATAGGATTGATTTGTAGCTCCAAGTTGAGTTACATCTACATCATACCCTGTTGTATAAAACTTCATATTTGCTACGTGTGCTCCTGTTCCATATTGTGTTAGGTCTACTTCATTGTCAGAGTTGTAAAAGAATATGTCTGCATCCTTATTACCACTACCATATTGAATTACAGTAGCCGAGTTATTGTGCGCACCACCATTTCCATAAATATAAGAATTATGTTGGCCAGTCCCATACTGATTAACAGTGATATCAGAATCATCACCGAAAAAGAATATTTTGCTATATTTATTATTTCCTGTTTGAGTAGTTGAATAGACATTATC